GCCATTTCATTCACTCCTTTAATGAAATAATAATAATATTATGCAAACATTCCGCCTAATTTAGATATTGGTAAAAATTGAGATTTTTGTTTTAAAATAGATCCAATTTTAGGCATTGATAAACTTTTTCCTAATCCACCTAGTGCTGATCCAGCCTCAGTGAAAGAACTTAATGCATTTTGTGCGTGTGCGTAACCATCAGACAATGATGACAATATTTTCTTAGCTTGGTGATCGCCAACTTTATAATTAGTATATTCTATATCTCGAAATGTAAAATCGATTGGTAGGTTTTGAATAGTTCCTGCTGTACCATATCCTAATGGTAAAGCTCCTATAACTTTAGGATATGCATCAATTAATTTTACTTTCATCATAACTGGTAAGTCATCACCTTCACCGGGTTTTGTACCAGCACATTGAAATATTTCTATAGTGCTTACATAATCACGATACCAATTTACACGTCCCCTATCCCACATAGTACTCATCCATGAATTAAAGAAATTGTGTTCATGCATTTCTTCACTTACATAAAAAGTCATGTTCATCGTATCAAGTAACTTTTCATATACATATTCTCTTTTTAAACCATAAGGCTTATGTTCTTTTGTGGCCATGGTAAAACCGGGTATGCTGCAGGCACTGCAATTTAATTGAACACCTCTAATGTCTCCAACATCAACACCCATTAATGTTTTTGGTGGAGTAATGAAGACATAGTACAGATAAGGTCTGGAAAATAAACCACCCTTTTTAACATTAGCCATCATTCTATTAATGCCATTTTGTGGTGTACTATCTTCTCCGCCAACGCCGGGTTGCTTTTTTCCTTTAGAAGGATCAGTGCCTATTGGAAAATTAGCACCAATAGTTACACCACCCGGCAATTTAACTTTTCCTAATATATTTCCAAACATATTATCCTCTTATTTTTTTAATGGAGTCTTTCCAAACTCTTCCCGAAGCAACTCTACTACCTTTGTCAGTAACAAATTTATCTATCTTGGGACGCATTAGAACTTCATCCCAATCCTCTGGTGCTATTCTTATAATCTTTCCACCTCTTATATTATCAAGTGTATATTTTTTAAAACAAGCTTGTGCTGGTCTCCATTTTCTTTGTGTCCACATAAGCTTATTAAAATATCTAGCAAAGGCAACAGGTTGTTTCGATAAATTAGGTTGAAGACCTCTTAATAAGTTTAATAAAGGTATTCTCATCTTGGGTGGTATATAATGAAAATCAAGACCTTGAATTATGTCACCCTTTTTCCCTAAAGAAAAAACTAATGGAAATATATTAAACCATTTATTCCGTTCTTCTGTAACATATTTAAAGTAATAAAACTTAGCAGAATAGACCCGTGTTATTCTTGTTCCCTTTACACTGTTGATCGATTCGTTTGCCATATATATATTTATAAAGGTTTTTTATGCTTTTTGGTCTTAATACCAAGCTCTTTTTCAGTTAAAATAACAAATTCCATACCACGCTTCTCAGCCCATTTACGCGCTGCTTTCCATTTAGCCTGATTCATTATATATGTCTTAAGCTTTTTAATATATCCTGGAGTTTGTTTTTTAGGTTTTTTGGGTGGTTTGCATTGGACGGCTGGTTTGACCTCAATGATGTATTTCTTATATTCACCTGATGTTGATCGGACTTTTGTGTAAAAATCGACAAAATATCGTCTGGTTTTTTTCTCAACGGGATTATAATAGGGAATAATGACATTCTCCGAGCCCCATTCAATTATATTAGGATGAGTATCTAGATATTTCATATACTTCAATTCCCAAGAAGAGCGATATTCACATTCTTGAAGATTAGCCACATATTTCTCTTTATTCTGTATTATATACCGCCCGACTCGTGGATATTTTTTCATATATGTCTTATAAATATATTATATTAAGTATTTATAATAGGAGCAAGAAATGGCAAATGATTGGAGTATAAACAATTCAACGGGGACAACCGATATGGGACTGTGGGCTGATCCGCCCCCAACCAAGACTCCTTCAGTTATAACAACACCTAAAACTACAACTGGTCAGAGTTTGCCGAAACATGTATATCCTCTTAACATTGATAGTGATTTGACAGAGAGTAATGGTGAAATTGTTCAAGAGTGTATAGTATTCACGGCAGTTAAACAAGGTGGTATTTCTTTACAAAAGAAAGACGATAATATACAATCACAAAAAGCTTTTGAAAATCAGGAGAAGAATGTTGGATCATCAAAAGCTAGGAGGATATTAGGAAACATCCATAACATGACGCGTGAATCAAGCGCAGCTGGGGCGGAAGCATACTCTAAAGGTCAAATGAAAGAATCTGCAGAGATACATAATAAACAGGCTGCAAAAGGAGAACGTAATGGGGAAAATGAAACTCTTGCCGAAAAGGTGATGCGACAAGCGCGTAAAGCGACAGAATTTGTTGGAACGCAACTTAAGAATATGCGGATGGGATCAGAAGACTTAGAACATTGTTTTTTATATATGCCTCCTGCGGTTACATATAGTGAAGGTGTGAATTGGGGTGCTGAGGGATTAGGTGCAACAGGAACGTTGGCAAAAAACTTACTTACAAAAGATCCCGGTACTAGTGTTACAGATATTATGCAAAACTTTGTGGGTGGTGCAATCACCAATATAGGCAAATCGGCAGCAATTGCCGCTGGTGCTCTTGCTATGAAAGGTGCTGGCGCACTAGGTGCGGCAGCACTTATACCCGGAGTTGGAGCAGGATTTAGAGCAGCAGGAAGATTTCAACAAAATCCTTATGAAGAACAATTATTCAACGGAATACCATTCAGGGAATTTAGTTTTGACTTTTCATTTGCACCTTCCAGTGAAGCAGAAGGTAATGAAGTGCTTAATATTATTCAAATGTTTAGGAAGCATTCAAGACCGGGTTTTGTTGGTGGTTTTTTACAAGCAGGTTTATATACATTTCCTAATGAATTTAGAATTGAGTTTAAGATGAATGACAAAGGATCTCTTGTACCTAATACATTTTTACCAAAGATTCATAATTGTGTTTGTACGAATGTGGCAACAAATTATACTCCAGAGGGATTTTGGGTAGCCATGAGAGATGGTCGTCCTATTTCTTATAATCTTAGTTTATCATTTACTGAAACACAGAAAATTACTCAACAATCACTTAGTTCAGAATCCGGTAAAGTATTAGCACCGGGTGGTGTCTCGGAGGGCTATTAATGGCATACTTTAAATATTTTGATACAATAAATTATGATGTTCGGGGTATTAAAAATAAACCAACTATTGATAGTATAACTAATATATTAAAACGCGTTCGCATGAAGGTAGATTTTGTAAAATATCAATCCTTTTTTGCAATGCATACTATTATTGATGGTGAAACACCAGAATATCTTGCGCATGAATATTATGGAGATGCAGAATTACATTGGGTTGTCCTTTATGCACAGCAGATGACTAATCCGTATTATGATTGGCCATTGCGTTATTATGATTTGAAGAAATTTGTTACTAAGAAATATGGTACAGCAAATATAAATGCAGTGCATCATTATGAAGATGCAGATAAGTATCATGTAGATTCCACCGCATCTGGTGCTTCAGCGATTACTAATTTCATGCATGAGGAAACTTTGAATGATGCTAAACGAAATATTAACTTGGTTCGACCAGAATTTGTACCTGAAATTGTTACTGAACTAAAACTTTTATTGAAATAATATGGCTAGATCACAAGAAGGCGCATCAGATGTAATTATAGAATTTCTAGAATTAATTGGCGGTCAAGGCACTTTTGATTTAAATGAGAAATTCCAAGCTTTGAACATATATGAGAATATATATCGGAGCAATGTCACTTGTGACATTGTTGTTAATGATTCTATCAATCTCCCCCTCAAAACCCCAATATTAGGCGAAGAATACCTTAACTTTAATATAACATCGAAGTCTGTAGAGGCTAATGAGAATCATCTTGAAGGACCCATGTATATTACTAATATATCTAAACGTACTTTTATTAAAGATAGACAACAGCTGTTTATTCTTCATGGGACTTCTGAGACAGATATGACGAATCAAAATACGCGTGTATGTCAAACATTCCGTAATAAGAAAATTAGTGAAATTGTTGAAACAATTTTAGATGAATGGGTGATATCTGATAATGATCATGTAATTGAGGATACTGTTGGAACAGAAAATATTGTTATCCCTAACTGGACTCCAAACGCTGCTTGTCATTGGTTGGCTAGAAGAGCATTAAATGAAAATAATGTACCAAATTATTTATTCTTTGAATCAAATAATATTACATATTTTAAAAGTGTTGATAGCTTCATGTCCACACCAGTTAAACAAAATTTCGTATATTCACCTACTCAATCGAAGGATGAAAAGATACTGAAATTAATGCAAGGATATCAACAACTGGATAAATTAGAAATTCTACATCAATTTGATGTTAAGGATAATATCAATAATGGTTACTACGCATCAAAACTTATAACACATGATATTATAAAGAAAAAAATTAATCAGCATACCTTTGGTTTAAATGAAGCTTATGCGGAAGGGATTACACATGCTGATAAATATATGCCTATAAGCAAGTCTGTTACCTATTTTGAGGTTCCAGACAGAAATACTTATGCTCCACAGGATACAGGTAGTATCAATGAGGGCGATAGCATACAATCATATTTTGATAGTAAGGTAATGTTTCATCCAAAGCATGATAAAATGTATTCAACAAAGACAAATGATGCATATGATAATAATGTTGAAAATTGGATGTTACAAAGAAATACTTTATTAAATGGACTAAGGCAAATTAAATTACAAATCGTAATGCCCGGTTTACCTTGGTTGCATTGTGGTGATATGATTCATATAGCAGTACCTTCACCAGAAAAAGTTATGGAATCAAAACCCGGTATGGTTAAAAATCTGGAAGACTTAAATGATAAATACCTTTCTGGTAATTATATGATTACATCAATGAAACATGCGATTGATTTTAATGAGGGTCGTTTTAAATATTCAATAGTAGCAGAAGTTATTAAGGATGCATTAGGCGATCCTCCAACACACCACTAAGGAGAGAATGTATGTACGGTGAATTTGTATGGTGGCAAGGAGTTGTAGAGAATAGAATTGATCCATTAAAGTTGGGTCGATGTCGGGTTCGTATTCTTGGTTACCATTCTAATCAAAAAGATTTAATGCCGACGGATGAGTTACCTTGGGCTTATCCAAGCCAACCAATTACATCGGCGGCTATGAATGGGGTTGGTACAACTCCAATGGGTCCTGTAGAAGGAACATGGGTCTTTGGTTTTTTCCGTGATGGGAACAACGCACAAGAACCAGTTATAACTGGAACCTTTGGTGGTATACCAGATGCAGAAGCTGTTCCGAATTTAGGATTTAATGATCCAACAGGTAGATATCCACTTACAACACATATACTTGAGCCCGATACAAACAGACTCGCACGGGGTAATGGAGCATTACCTGTCCCATCAGCGGATGGGGATGGACCCTATAATGGAGAAAATGCTCCATCACTTGACAAGAAAAGAAAGACTCGCCAAAAAGATGTTCCTGTTGGTATTGCGGCTACTATGTATGATGATGCTGCGTCACCGCCTGATGGTACTATTCCAAATACAGAAAATACGAAATTGTATGATGTTGCGCCATGGAATGAACCGAATCCTAGATATGGTGGTGTTGCTGATTCTGATACAACCTATCTTGAAACAACAAAAAGGTCTTCAGTATATCCAAAGAATCATGTTCGCATGTCAGAATGTGGTCATGTAGAAGAATGGGATGATACACCGACTGCCGAAAGAATGCATAGAATGCATTGCTCAGGAACATTTGAGGAAGTGCAAGCAGATGGTACTAAGATTACAAAAATTGTTGGTAATGAATATGAGATTACTGCTGGATATAAAGATGTTTGGATAAAGGGTGCTGTTAATATTACCATTGGTGAGAAGGGTGATGCAGAAGCCAAGAAGGGCGAGTGTCGTGTATTATATTATGGTGATTTAGTACAAGAGGTATATGGTGATTATCATTTAAACGTGCATGGCGACATGAGAACAAAAATCAGTGGTAATGAAGCACGCGAAGTCTTGGCTGATAGGAAAATTGTAATCAATGGTGAGGATGATTTATCTGTTCATAAGAATCAAATTATTAATATTGATGATAACCTAACATATACTATTGGTGGTAATTTAAAAGAAACGGTTAAGAAGAATGTTGATGAAAATTATGGTAATGGTGAACAACCCGGTAATCATACAACCTTAGTATATGGTAGTTCTATGTTATCTAATGTAACGGGTAAATATACTTTAACAGTTAAAGATGACATGAAGATTAGTACGACTGCTAATTATAATCTCAATGTAACTGGTGATGCTGAAATAAACATAGGTGGTTATCAAGAAGAAAATATTGGATCATATGACTATCATGTAGTTGGTAATTATTACTTTATGTCTAATGGTGATACACATCAAATATCATCTGGTGGAAATTACTCTGTTACTGCACCAAGAATAGACTTGAACTAATGGCACACGAATTTATACTACTAATAGATGGTGAACTGAAAACATACACTAAATATGAAGATATACCAGAGGATTTTGATAACGTGATAAAATTTGCACCAGATGTATCAGAAGAAGAACGACAAGTAGATGGTTGTGAGGGGTCTACTTATCTTTGGAATGAGCGATTAAAAGAATTAATGGAGAAAGAAAATGCCAGCGGCAACTAGGATCGGGGATGCAGACGTACCACATTGTTCTGGTATGACCAGAGCTGTAGGTTCACCAGATGTATATGTGAATAACATCCCGTGGTCAAGACAAGGTGATGTTAATACTGTTCATCTATTACCACCTCCACCTTGTCCAAGTCATGCAGCTCCAATTGCCTCTGGTTCATCTACTGTTAAAGTAAATGGAATGGGAGCCGGAAGAATCGGTGATGGAATTTCTGGTTGCACTAGTGTTGCAGCTGGTTCGTCTAATGTATTTGCAGGAGGATAAGATATGGCTGTATGTGGTTTAGATATAAGTATGAACTCCTTTCAGGGAGATGTTACTGCTAGGATATCAGGTTTTTTAGACTTAGAATCTTCACTAACGTCACCTAGTGGTGCATCTACCTATTTAAGTAATCTAGAGGGCGGTTTAGCTGGTCTTAAAGCCAAAACCGATAAGCTTGTACCTGATATTCCATTATCTGCATCTGGTCTGACTTCATTGAGGGATAAGATGGGGGAAATGGCGCAGTTGGATATTAGTACGCCCAGTGCCTTAACTAAAATTGCTGAGTTTGCGGAAAAATATGCTGGACTTAAAGAGTTAAATGGTTTTGCTAATATAGACGCAACTGACCTAGCAAAGTCAGCGTTTGGGTTTGGTGCTAGTTTTGATCCTTGTTCTCTATCAAATAATATACCGAATGTAGTATCAGATAATGTAACTGGTGCATTACAGAAATTACCATCAATACAACCAAAGCTTGGTGGTGTTAAAGCAGCGGCAATGAATCTTATTCCTGATCAAGAAGTTATAGATAATGCTGTAACAGGTGTTGCTGATAATTTTGAGATAGTAAAAACATCATCTGTTGAAGAGGTGGAGGATGCTTTAGAGACAAACGTACAACCTGCTCTTTCAGCTTTGGGGGATAAGATTATAGTAAATAATGTAGGAGAAAGAGTAGTTGAAACTAAAGAGACAGTTATAGAAGAAATTAAAGAAACTGAGAAGATTTTAGATGATGTTGTCCCCGCTGTAGATCCAAGCCGTGTGATGGCTAATGGATCGATACGGCCAGATTACCATGGAATACTAATGCAGAAGATGCAGAAATCTAGACTTGCACGGAAAAAAGCTTTGAAGGAATTTAAAGCTAGTTCAGGTTTGAGAAAAGGTCCATTATTCAAAGCTTTTTCTCAAGGTGTTAAAAATGGCGAAATAGAATATTACGGCAGTGACGTCTTGACTGGTTGGCGGTCGTGGGACGATCTACCTTCCCCTTAATTCCTTGCCATTATGCCTTTAATGTGGTATAATGGTATTCATGGAGATAAAAAAACATGAGTTTTTCAGCGGAATCACAATTACTTACACAGGTGGCTATCCTAGAGTCACAACTCAACATCAAAGACACACAAATTGCTTCACTTAAAGAGGAAATAAAACGCCTCGAACAATTAATAGAAAAATTAACAAAAGGATCATCATAATGAAAAGATTAATTTTTGTTATTGTAATATTATTAATGACTGTACCATCATATGCTTATGAATTATTAATGTTCAGTAATAAGCAATGTTCATATTGTGATAATTTTCTTAAAGAGGTAAAGCCCGGTTATGGTACAACACCATATGCTGAGAAATTACCATTAAGAGTTATTGAGACAAGTGGTAATCCTCCAAAATGGTTTGAGGATGCATTTAATGCAAATAACATCGATGCAATTGAAATTACACCAACATTTGTTATTTGGGATAATGACCATCAGTATGAGATTGCACGATTGCTGGGATATATTAACAAAGAACGTTTTTATCAAGACCTAGATAAATTCATAGATGCAATGGGACAAATCGAATTACCATCATTGCATCCGGAGGGATCTAGACATAAATGAAAATTCTTAAGTATTTTTGGCGAAAGAAGATGATGCATATACGAAATGTTATGTGCGATGACTTGGTTAATGAACGTTCGCAACAAATACAAAATACATTATTAGAGTCTGTTGAATGGAAGAATGCTGAGCATATTAACGTATATCGTCAAACTGGTAATGAGGTTGCCACTGATAAATTAATACACAATTGCGTTACACTGCGTGATAAATATCTGTATATTCCTTCAGATGAACCGAAAGATAACAGACGCGATGTTGATATAGTAGTTGTACCGGGAGTTGTGTTTGATGAAAGACGAGCGCGATATGGACGTGGGGGAGGATATTATGATAGATTCCTTGAGAAGATACCGAAGAAAACTATTGTGATCGCCATTGCTTATGATTTTCAGGTATTGAGACCTCCATGGAGATTAAAGCTGAACGAATTTGACGTGAAGATGGATATGATTATAACAGAGAAAAGAATTATTCAAAAGAGAGGTACACTTAATTACTAAAATGGATAGTTTATCTTATATGCTATACCAATACAATAGGAGTAAAAAAAGTGAAATTTATTATTTCACTTGTTATGTTTTTGATGACCAATATATTAATAACAACGTCATGGGGGGCAGATAGTAATACAGTTAGTAGTTCGACCGTTACAGGAACCACAACAGTTGATAGAACACCAAGTACAGCCGCTTCGCCAAATGTAATCATAAATAATCAAGATGTATGTACTACTGGAGTAAGTGGTGCGGCACAATCTGCTTGGTTTGGGGTCTCATTCGGTAATACGATTGAGGACAAAAATTGTGAGAGGTTAAAATTGGCAAGGTCGCTCTATGGCATGGGGATGAAAGTGAGTGCAGTTTCGATGCTATGTCAAGACACAAGAGTTTTTCAAGCTATGGAAATGGCTGGAACTCCCTGCCCTATTGATGGAAAGATTGGAGAAGCCGCGAAACAGATATGGGATAAAGAACCATACAGGAGACCTGATTATTTGGTATGGAGAGAGAAGCGAGAGAATAAAGATAAGGTTAAAGAATTAGATAATTTTGGAACCGATAATGTATTTGGCGATGAGCCGAGTTGGGATGATGAGTATTAAACAACTATTGGGTAAGCTGGTGAGGCCATCTAGTCCATCCAGCGTCAACAGGCCTGCCGTTGCATTGCTGTTCTACCTAGCCTTGTTTGCAACGGTAGGCCTGGCCCAAACTTCTTTTGCAGAAACAGAAACGTCTGCTGATATAACAGAACTAGATGCTGGTGCTACAACCTCTTGTGGCACTAGATGTACACTTTATAATTTTGATCCAAGAAGTGATATTAATTCTGATGGTGGGGATGATGATGATATAGTTTATTGGGATCATCATGGTGCTCTTTATCCAAATTATAATTATGGGGTTAATACAGAATGGACAATTACTAATGATGTTGCTACATTTTTGACTGAGGAACAAATGCTTGCAGGATTTACTATGGATGCAGCTGTTGGATTAAGAGATAGAAATTATGTTGGTGGTGATCCTTTTACTCTACAAATTAAAGTAACGGATGGAACGACTACTTATTCTGATACACAGAGCTATACAACAAGTGCAGGACAAGATTATACAACAATAACTAGTCAATTAGTTGTTCCAGAAAATTCACTATCGTATTCTCTTGCGACATTTGGTTTGATTTTAGATGGTGCGAGTTTGACTAGTGGATATAACGGACCTCAAACAAATTCTATTGGATTAACTGCAACCTATGAATTACCCAATACAATGGATGTAATAACAGATATTGTTAATACTGCGATTGATGATATAATTACAGATCAAGGTATGTCTGCTTTTGATACAGCATCAATGGAAATAGATGTTTCAACTCCTTCTGGTACTAGTAATATGAGTGTTGGTGTGACTGTAACACCAACCGCAGTTACATTATCTGTTCCAACTGTTGCTGGTACAATAGAGAAAATACAAATCAATACAGGTATGGCATCAAGTGATAGTCAACCAGAACAAGTAGCAGAAGTTGCAGAAGCAGTTGCAGAAGTTGAAACAGCTGTAGAAGAACAAGAATCTGAATCAGATTCAAAGGAAGAAAAACAAGAAACAAAAGAAACTAAAGCAGATAAGGCAAAAGCTGTACAAGCTATAGTCACAAGAGTATTACAGGCAGTACAAATGGCAGGTGGAGAT